GCCTCCAAAGGATGGGGCAGATAGCCCGAAAGCGCGGCATCCTCAACTTCAACGATCGGAAACTCACTAGGAGAGTTCACTCCGAACAATCAAACCCGGGGACGGTGGCACCTCCCGGTTAACTTAATGTGCTACAACCAAGGATAAATGAAGAGAGCTTGTTTATCCTCTGAAGTAGACGGGAGGGGGGGAAAGGAAAAGCTCTTACGTCGCCGCCTGCGCGTCGTCAAAGAACAGAAAAAAAGGACTCGCCGCACCGCGCGAGAAATAAAAAAAGAGTTAAAGCGGTTGCAAACCGAGAGAGCGGATGTCGGTAAAGAATCCACGCCGGGTAACCTCCTGCCCGATAATACGGAGGTGTCTGAAGTTGGCGGCGACCTTTCACAGACAATAAAAAACGAAAAAGAAACGCCTGAAAAAGATTGTGATTGCATTTTTACATGCTTTTGCGATCAAGCTCCGGTTGGATGCCGGCGACTGGAGCAGAATCGGTGGGAGGCAATCCGAGTGGTGCGCCACTTAGATAACTTTCGAGGCCTAAAAGCCTCTGAGTTACCACCACGCATAGATTGTTTATCCTTCCGATCATGCGTTAGACAAGCTTACCCGTCAATCATACCAGAGATTGACGAATTAACAATTAAGACGTCCGCGAAACTCGTGCGGTACGCGTGCAAACCCTGTCGTGAAATAAACGACAAGATTGTTAATGAATGGAGAAGGAAACGGTTCGAAAGAGTGTCGGTTGACGACGCTGACCTGCAAAGGTTTAAGATGGTCTTGGGCTTGAACGTGGCCCAGGGTTGGAACCGTGGCGAGCGTGCCTATATCCCGAATGGGCACATGAGTTTGAATAACTCAAGGAAAGAGGGAGGTACGTGGAATGAAGAAGAATTCAGTCAAGCTTGCGCACCCATGGCTATCTTCAGCATGGGCAAGCCAAGGATTGTCACTGCTTATAGCGCATACAATTCTGAGATTCTTTCGCCTTTACACCACGCCCTTTATTCTATGCTCGCAAGGAAGGGATGGCTCTTGAAAGGCGAGCCCACGCCTACGAGAGTTCAGGACCTCAATGGGCCTGGGCCTTATTTGTCCTATGACTACGCTAGCGCAACAGACAATATAAAAGCGCCATTTGTCAGGGCGGCCCTTGAGGTCCTCGAAGAGAAGAGTGAGGGATTGACGGACGAACAGCTGAGGTGCCTTCGCGTACTGGGCGAACTTCGCTTCGAAGGTTCGCGGCATGCTGCTAAGACAGGACAGCCAATGGGAAGCCTGATGAGCTTTCCATTGCTCTGTCTTATCAATAAAACCGTTGTCGATCTTGCCCTCACAGATCTTTTCGAACTGAGGAGAATCTCGTTCAAGGAATGGACGAGTCATCGCTGCCTCATCAACGGCGATGATCTCCTTCTGCGATCGCCTACGCTAGATAGTCGCGAGTACGATCTTTTGCACCGCCGCTGGGGTAGCTCAGTTGGTCTGGTTGTGAATGAAAGGAAAACGATGGTATCCGAAGAAAAGGGAGAAATAAATTCCACCCTTTTCGTAAACGGCGAGTTGAAGAAAAAGTCAAATTTGGCCGCACTTCACATGGCGGGTGAGACCGCCGATGTGGTGCGGGTCGCTATGGATGCGGCGACTTCGCTGAAGGAGTTTCGGAGATTTGTTAGGCTCAACGCTAACATACTTGCGCGTCAGCGCGTAAAATTCCCGTCTCCTGTACCGATGCGATATCGGCTGTCTCTGTTCGGTGACGCTAAGATCCGACGAGCGTTGAGAGCTGCCCCTGTCTCCGAGAGACCGGCGGCCAAGAATCTCCTTCCTGTTGTGGACGAACCGTGCGACTATAACCTGTCGCAGCAGGAGGAGATCGAAGCCATTTCAGCGGCGGTCCGGAGGGTACGCGAGTTGAATCAGTTCCGGCCTGAGGCCAAGACTCGATTTCGTACCGAGACCGTAGACAACTCCTTTAGACTGTCGGAAGTCTATAAGGTCAAATGGAAACCAAGCCCGCGGAAGGTACTTGCCTGCTGCGCCCGGGCCTGGGAGGAGAAAAGAAAGGCAGAACTGAGGGAAGCCGAGCTAGACCGTGGGTCCTCTCCCATCGTTAGCGACCTCAGGCGGGACCTTGCCATTATCGATTGGCTCCGCGGTGAAAAAGAAAAGAAAAAAAGAGCGTGTGTAGGAAACCCCCCTGGCGGTTTTAGCTGCCGGGACCCACCTGAGACGTGGGTCATGTCCGGTCACACGGATGAGAAGTGGTGACACTTCTCCCGACTTGCGG